GAGTGTTTAAAAGCGAAACCTTGTTAATCTGATCTTCAAATGGAGTCCCTTTGTACTGCCATTCATTAGTGACCGCCAAAATCCTTTGATTCAAGATTTGCAAATACCTGCCTTTACTTCCTTTGTAGCTTACTTTTAAATCAACTGTCCCGCCAATCTCGCAAGCATCAATTTCAGAATAGATAAACTGCTTTAAATCCATTGAATCACCAAGCAATGGAGTCTCTAATTGGCAATAAATCCTATTGTACAAATCAGTATTCGTTCCATCAGGATTGATTTGCAGATAAGTGTCGTAGCGTTCTGGTTGAAAAGCCTCCCAAAGATGGTTGTAAGAACCATCGGCAGTCGGAGCGTAGTCAATTGAAAATTGAAAGCATCGATTTTGATTGTCGATCTTGCCTGTAGTCCATTGTACAGGACGAGTTCCTGTCCATACTCCTGCCCATGCTGGTTGCCGTCCTCCACCCCACTCTGCCGCAGGAGCATAATCCATAACCATTGTGTCAGTATTTAGCTTTGACAGATATGGAACGGAGTACATTAAATAGTTTTCAAATGCAACCGCGCAAATATTAGATGGGTCGCCATCCATTAATTGCTTGGTTCGCGCCATCTCAATGTCTTTAAACAAGACTTGAGAAGATAAATAACTTGCAGACGCAATGTCTGCTGCAACTAATCCTCCATCAGAATACCACCACAATTGACCAGCTTGGAATGCAATCGACCTATTAGAAACGCATCCAATTGTAGGATAAAGCGTGTTTTGAAAGTTTGCCGTAGTGGACCATTGAGTGCGGTCCAAAATTCCACTTGCAAGCGAATATGTGGCTCGATCTGTAAACACAATTAATCGTGTAGAGGTATCTTGACCTACATAGGAAACAAGACCAGTAACTGGTCGCACAAAAGCGAAGTCTCCGCGCCCAGTTCCTGTTGTGCGTTCTTGCCATGAGGTGGGGTCGCCAAGATCGGATGCAAGAACAATATTTTTTTCAGCAATCCACATTCGATTGCCTGAATAAGCCATATGAGTCCCAGTTGGAATAGCGCGATCCTGATTGCCAACCTTGTCGCTACCATCCCACCAACCCGGCGCAGACTGCCCGTCCTGCATCATCACGATGGTATGGGCTGGGGTTACTAACTCATTTTCGGAAGTCGCCAGATTTGCTGTTTTTGTGGCTAAAGCAAAAGCAATGTTCTCAACATCCTTGTCGAACTTTATGTTCGTTAGCTTAAAATCATTCCAGTTCTTCGGTTGAACTAATGGAAATGGCGCATAGTAAACAGAACCATCAACTGCAAAGACGATGTAGCTCAATTCTTGTTGAACAACACCATCTCCGTTTACATCAAAAATTTTAGCAGGAACTACAGTCGTGACTCCATTTTCTTCGCGGCTAAACGATGCTTCTTTCTGCTTGTTTGCCTGAAAAATCACGCCTCCTTGCAAGTTGCCCGGCGGAAGACTCAACTGCATTTTGTAGCCGGGGCGAGTCTGCGCGATGCCGCCGCGAATCGAGAGGTTGACCCCCCACTTAAATTGATTTTCTGGCAACGCCCAAGGGTTCCGCACCGAATTGACTCCCTGCGTCCATCCAGTTGAAACCTTTTGAAGTCTACCTGATGTGATGTTTTCGCTTTTCATCTAGAACATCACAGGTTCCTCGCCATCGGCGTAAACAAGATTTTGGATTTGCGGAGGCTGGAATGCGTGACCATCAAGATGCTCTTGCTGGTTCTTTAGATAGTTGAAAGCAACACCCCAGTAACGAACTGCCTGATCTGCGAAATCTTTGTCTTCAAGATCGCAAGCGTGAACAGCAGTAATGATCGCTCTTTCATGCTCTACAGGGATGTAGTCCTGCATAGATGTGACTGTCGGAGGAGTCAAGCGGTATGCAATCCTCGCCCAAGCACATCTTTTCCCAATGCGAATCCTGCGATAACTAGGATTAATCTCGTCTGGGTGATACTGACCGATCAAGGTCATATCATTGCTGCGTCCGTAGTCGAATGCATACAACGAAACATATCCATCGGTCTTTGGCTTTTCAATATTTGAAATGCTCTTAACTAAAACCGGACCTTGGATGCTATCGACAAAGAATGTCGAAGTGGTCTTATTTCCGGTTGTAAGATACTGAACTCGACCAGTCGTTGAAGACAAGTTTTGAGCGTTGGAAAGCGTGTTGTACAACTCAAATTCATCAGCATCGACTTTTCGGACATAGTATGTCGTTCCTGCGACAAGTCCATTAGGCAGGACATCGTTTTCTGCTGCTCGCACCGAAATCTTGTCTCCAGTCTCGTACAGGCAGGCAGGAGCATAAATGCTGGTCGAAGGTTGAACTGTCATCACTCGGCGAATGTCCAGAGTCAATCGACCTGTGCCGGGAGTCGTGATCGGAACTAGCGTTCCACCTTGATAAACCTTAACCCGATTGCCAAACAATTTTACTGTGTAATCTGTGCCAGCAACGATCGGCAACGGCAATGTGCCAGACGATGTGAAATTCACGATTTCGTCATCTGCAATGAACTGGATATTGTCTGGTTCGATTAAGTTGTCGTAGACACTCGGCGTGACGCTAAAGCGGATGCCAAAGTAGGTTTGTCCAGTACCAAATGCGGTGGTTACAACCTGACCAGTTGCGCCGCCAGAAATAGCATTTGCCTCCGATGTGTAGACTCGACCAGATTCATCTGTGTCCTTGCGTAGCCAAAATTGCGTGACTCCGTTGTCAATGGATGGCGATGTAGTTGGCAACAGGAAGTCGGTCCCAAAATAGAATCCTTGAGTCTGACCTAGCGACGAATAATCGCCGCGCCAATTGCCCGTGAATGAAATTCCAAATGCTCGCGAAAGCACAACATAGAGAGTTCCAGAACCAGACGATTTAATGTCAACTTCACCAAAATCAGAACTTTTAATTGTAAATTTCCCAGCACCGGGGTTTTCCGCACGATATGCGGTTCCAGAGGCTAAAGGAGTTGGCAAAGTTCCAGTAGACTGAAACTCTACAAACACGCCAGTTGAAGAAATTATACTTACAGCAGGAGGAGTCGTATATCCACTACCAAGAGTGATCATGTCAATGGATGTTATTTGTCCTCCAGATATATTTGCTCTTGCTGTCGCTCCAGTACCTCCACCACCTTCAATTTTTACTTGCGGTTCTTGAGTATATCCAGTTCCTGCATTATTAATATTTATTTTAGAAATAAATGAAGTTGTAATTTCTGATGTGGCAGTTGCTCTATTGCCTGCATTTGTATTTGTGGCAGTTGTGTTGGGTGCTGTATCTGGTCCCAATGCACTAGGCGAAACAAAAGTAAATACTTTTGGAGTCGCAGTCGCAACTCCAGCAATTGTTTTTATTCCATTATATTCTAGAACGCTTGCGTTCGCTATTTCAATTTGATCTCCATTTTGAAATCCATGTGCAACCGAGGTTGTTACTGTTGTTGTAAATGGTGCAGTTGCTAATGTTGTTATAGAATCAACCGAAAAACTAACAGGAATAGGCAAAGAAATTTCTACAATAGGTGCTATATCATAACCCGCTCCAGAATCAGTTATAATAACTTCACTAATTGTATTATTAATTGTATTCCTTATAGCATATCCTTTTGCCGCCCTTGCTTGTTGTCCAGTTGGAGGTGTAGGAGGATTGCTAAATGTTACTGTTGGCTCAACTGTATATCCAGACCCAGATGATGTTACTCTTACACTTGTTACAGAACCTACAGGAACCGCTGTTCCTGTAGCATTTATTCCTGCTGGAGTTGGGAGAGTTAATCCTGTTGCAGTAACCTGATTTGTTTTTCCAGTTGCAATTGTAGCTGGAATTAATTTTACCAATGACACAACTCCTGTATTTGGAGTTGTTAAAACAATTGGATTTACAAAAAATGTAGTTGATGAAGCATCTGCATCAGATTTATTTTCATGCAATGTTACTGTATTAGAATCAATAACATTAACATAATAATTTTTATTTAATATTAATGGTTTTGGAAGAACCCCGCCAGATGTAAATGCTTGAACTTGATCTCCATCTTGAAACAAATGCGGATATTCAAAAGTTAACTTTGTTTCAGGCGCAATCTCTTTGCGGATGTCAACATTGATATTGGCAGTTGAGCCTGTCGTGTAAACCTCTCCGTAGTTGTTTTGAGCGTTTTCTTCAGTCTCGAAAATTTGAAGTCGAGTAGGGTCTAAAAGATTCCCGAAATAAGTTGTCTCGGTCTTGAGAGGAGCAGGCAATGTTTGGCTCGGCGGAAAGAAAATAGGATTTGCAGTTGAGATTCCAATCGTAGGAGCAATAGGATTGTTTAAACTATCTTTAAACTGCAATGCAGTAACTACTCGACTTGCTCGCTCATCAAGGAATTCCAATGGTCCAGCCCCAACGATGGATTGCAACGAAATAGGGTAGTCGCCTGATTGTGCGTTAAGCGAGTCATTAAAAATCTTGATTGTCAGCGCATCAATCACCCCAATGTAGTAAGTCTGCCCATCGGATAACGCCACAGGGATGGTCCCGCTAATCGGAGTAATACTCATCCCTTGACCAGAATTTAATTGGTGAGGAGTTGCAGATTTGAATGACTGAATTGGCGTGATTCCAACTTCGCGAGTCGCAACATTTGCGCCAGATGGCGAGATTGTGCCATACGCAAAATCGGAAGGCGAATTGATCGGAATCAGCAACCCATCAACGCCAGTCCCATCGGCTAGTTGACTGCGGATCGGACGATTCGTGTCGTTAGTGCCAACAACTCGGATGACCTTGCCTACATCGTTGGAGGATTCCGCAATAGCTATCAACTCGGAAGGTTGAATGATCTCCATCAAGGTAGCTACATATCCTCGATCATCCCACGCCCACTCGACGGGGTTATATTTTCCGCCTTTGTTTACATGGTACTGGAAAAGACGATTGCGGAAGTATGTAGGACTGCCATCTACATTGACTGCAAGAGGCACAGAAACGCCGCGAGGAAGCGCAATGGAGCAACCATCCCAACCTGTGCAGACATCGACCTCGGCAGTCGATTGCATCCAATGCCCAGACTCCATAAGAGTCTGGACTGCCTGCGAAATCTTTCGGAAAACTTTTGGCTTATCAGTCGTTCCTAAAATCTCCGCACATTCCTCGAAAATTTGCGAAACGAACATGGTTATACAGCACCACGGGAAAGTTCTTGTGCGAATGCGGCAAGATCAGCATCTTCAGTCTCGCCGGGAGTTGCAGCAACAGGCATCTCGCCTTCACCCGCGCCTGCGGCTTGCTGCTCCACCTGAACTGCCAGAGCATCGATAGCCTCTGCCAATTGCACTACAATTCCGTGCAATTGGTCGAAGGTAGATTTAGGGATGCTCATCATTACCTCGCCTCCTTCAGGAGCGGCAGGAGGCATTGGTGCTTCAGTCATAGCCTCCATAGGCATTGCGGTATCTTGTTTTTTCATAAATTAGTCTTCTTCTTCACTTCCACCAATTTCAATTTCGATCTTGGTTTTTGGTTTTTCTTCAGCTTCTTCAAGTCCATTTTCAATGGCATCTTCATCATCCATCTCTTCTTCCATCTCTCCAGACTCTTCAGAATCTTCAGGTTTGATTCCACAAATGCAAAGCTCGACACAATGACGCTTCTCGGTCTTTCCATCACGCATCATGGTTTCCTCTTTCTCCATGACTTTCTTGAAGAAAATCATGGCGGTTCCCTCTTTTGGCAAGCTTTTCAATGCCTCGGCATTTTCAAAATAAAGCGATGGATAATGAAATTCGCTTTTCGGCATCTCCATTTCCATTGACATTGGCTTTACAGGTTCACCAAGGTCTTCAAAACCAGACGGCAAATCGTATTTTTCTTTTGAATATGGCATATTATCGAATTCTCCTTGCTTGTATGTTTCCAAATGCTGAAAGCGTAGCAACAGTAAATGTTGCTTGAGCTAACAAATAAATAGGGGTCGATGGGGATGTAGTTGTAATAATTGATTGAGTCGGTATTGGCAATGCTACATCAACGCTTGCAGTCGGCACAAATGCAGCAGAAAAATTAGTTGCGTAAGTGTCTTGTGATCCAAGTGCTGTTGCAGATGTTCCAATTCCTCTTTTTAAAACAGTAATACTAGTAGTGGTTGCGGCTCGAAAAGAAATTTGACCAGTAATTAACCATTCTCCGGGCGGCAAATTAATGCTAGTTACTGCTGTAGCAGTAGAACTTGGTTGAGTTTGAGATGTTAATGAAACCGAATTTGCAACAGCAATGCTTGATGAAATAACTTCCCCTACATAACCAGACGCTCCAGATGCTCCAGTAATTGATCCGAATATTAAAGAACTTGGGACTTGCGCTCCAGTTGCGCCAGTTGCTATTCCGCTAAATACAGGAGAAGTAATTGTAGCTTCAGATGCAATTGTTGTATTTATAGAAATACTTTCACTTCCATTAAATCCGGTTGCTCCGGTTACCGCACCAGCAACTTGAATTGTCCTACTATTTTGTAAAATTGTTGCACTAGATGCGTTTCCAGTTACATTGCCTGTTACATTACCAGTAACATCTCCAGTAACATCTCCAGTAACATCTCCAGTAACATCTCCAGTAACATCTCCAGTAACATTACCAGTAACATTACCAGTCAATGAACCAGTAATGGTCGCATTGCCAAATGTTTTTACACCAGTAATAGTCTGCGTTGTATCTGTTGTGCAGATATTCGGAGCGATTACTGCTTGAGTTGCTTTTTTTAGTGGCATAATTACTTTGTGATTGTTTCTGTCAATGATTTTTTTATAATTATAATTAAATTATATTAATTTACAAATATTTGCATAGTTGGTCTTACATAGGATTCATATGTTATTGATGCTGTATTGGAGGATGTATGTCCTCTGCAAATCATATTTATTGTTCCCATTGCAGATGAAGTTTCTCTTGTTGCTGTAAAACCTAAATATCCAGTAGCGGGAACTCCTCCAACAGTTTGAGCTAATCCTGCTGCTGTAGTAACATTAAAAGATGTTGCTCCATTTACTGTCCATCCTGTATAAACACCATTAACAAAAGAATTTATAACAATATCTGCAACATAATTTCCTTTTGTAACTTGCTGAACTCCTGTTGATATTGTTGTTGCTATTACTGCTGTGCTAACAAAAACTCTAATAAAAAGACCTAGATTTCCAGTTCCTCCAAATAATGCTTGAGAAAGACATGATCCGGGATATAAACTAAATTCTGAAAACAAATCCAAAGAAAAACTATCATTTGGAGTTGATGTCGAAAAACCATCAAAAGGTTTATAAGTTGCAACTCCGTTTAAAAAAGAAGCACTTCTGCCAAATTGATATAAGGTTCCAGAACCACTAGCAAAATTAGTTTCATAAAAAGTTGTAATAATGCTATCTGATCCAATTTTTCCTACGACATCTAACGGATTTCCTGCTGTTGTTTTCCCAATCCCAACATAACCACGATTAGTAATTACAAATGGAGTTGAATCTGGATTGGATGAATCTTCTACTTTAAAAGAATCGCCATTTCCATTTTGAGTGATTGTAAGAGCGGCAGATGTGCTTGTATTTGTAATAAACCAACTTGAATATGTTCCAGAAGCATCTTCTGATGTAATATTTGCAACAAGAACTCCTGTTGAAAAATTATAACTCACAACAGTGCCAATCATTACTGATGCAGTAAAAGTTGAAAACCTTCCAATTTTTACTCCATCTCCCGGTTTAAAATCAAGTCCTGTATTTGTAGTTAATGTTTGTGTTCCTAATGCAAATGTCAATGAAGTGCTTGAAGTTCCATTATAATTTAAGGAAATATTTTTTTCCGCTTTAATTGTTTGAGGAGTATCAGTAGTAACAATGCTTGGAGTAATTACATTTTGAGTTGCTTTTGTGATAGGCATATTTTTGTTTTTCTATTTGTTTTTTTGTTATTTTTATGCAGTTGAAAGTGAAATGACAATCAAAGAACTTCCAGAAGGAACTGTTGATATTGTTATAGTTCTTGGTGAAACATTGTCAATTGTAAAATTTGATGGAGATTGGAATATGCCATCAATGGTTACTAAATAATTAGCAGAAACAATGCTTCCAGATGTATTGCCAGTTAATGTCCAAATTGTTGTTGTTCCGTCCCCTGTAAAAGTGTAAACATTTCCTGAATTTGATGGAGGAATTGCGCCAGTTGCGCCTTGAAATCCTGTGCTTCCTTGAAAACCTGTTGCGCCAACTTCACCAATTCCTGTTGCGCCAGTTGCTCCTGCGCCAGTTGCTCCGATTTCTCCGACACCAGTTGCGCCTGTAGACCCTATTCCCCCAACGCCAGTTGCGCCAGTTGAACCTTGAAATCCAACCCCAGTTGCTCCAGTCGCGCCAACTCCAGTTGCTCCTGTTGGGCCTTGAGGCCCGGGTGCCCCAGACAATGATACACTCCAACTTAAAAATGTTCCAGAACCAGTAATTAATGTAATATTTACGATCAATTCACCAGTAACACTATTGTAACTCGTAACGCTTCCTTCCATTTTATTAGAAGAAGAATTAGCAATAATAACGCTTTGACCTACACTTAAAGCTAAACCAGTTTGAACAGTCAACGATTGCGTTCCAATTGCAATAGTTAACGAAGTATTAGATGTTGTTGTATATTTATCTCCAGATAAACCTGTTGCGCCAGTTGCGCCAACGCCAGTTGCACCGACAAACCCTGTGCTTCCTTGAAAACCTGTTGCGCCAACTTCACCAACGCCAGTTGCTCCTTGGAAGCCTGTTGCGCCAACTCCAGTCGCCCCGGTTGCCCCGAAACCAGTAGAACCTACTTGTCCAGTTGCGCCAACGCCAGTCGCGCCTTGAAAACCTGTTGCGCCAACGCCAGTCGCGCCAGAGAAACCAGTTGGTCCGATTGGCCCAATAATACTAACAATAACAATACTCGATCCACTTGGGACTGGATCAGAAATTGTCAAGGTGAACGGAGAGCCAGATTGAATTGTATAATTATCAGGGTCTTGAACAATTCCATCAATAGAAACTAAATAAGAAGCAGATACAACAGAATCTGCTCCGCTTATATTGAATATTGTTTGCGTTCCATCACCATTATATTGCCAACGAATTCCTCCTGCCGCCGCAGTTCCTGAAAGCCCCGTTGCCCCAGTTAATCCAGTCGCGCCAATTCCCCCTGCGCCAGTTGCGCCTGTCGCGCCAACCGATCCAACGCCAGTTGCGCCTGTCGCTCCCGCGCCAGTTGCGCCGATTACGCCTGTGCTTCCTGTTGCACCAACCGATCC